TCAATTAAAGCCGCCCGAAGCTCTCCTCTGGTTGCCTCCTCCATCAACTTTGTTGGAACTGCCCCTTTCTCCCTTTGGCCTTGGGCTAAAAAATTCGTAAGGTCATCACCCAGCGTGTTGAGCCTTTGAATTTGAGTGTAAGAAAGTTTTGCGGGCTTCGGCTCAGAAACCCCTCCCTTGCTTTTCCAGAACCACGCCACAGGGAATTGTGGGCTTATTCATCAAAACTGGGCGAGTTCTTTCTAGCCCCCCGCCCATATTCCCTCCATCCCCTCCCGTTCCAGTTCTCGGCTCAAGCTGGCTTCCTCCCACTCCACCTCTTGGTCGGTTCGGAAACAGGGATGGTCGACTAGATTGAGATGGTCGACGGATGCCCCCACGACGGCGTCGGCTAGGTCGGGGCTGGAGGAGGGAAAGTCTGTCGCCTTGGGGCTAAGAGCAAGCGTCGCCGCCCCTCCTATGGTTGTGTCTCGGTCTGCCCAAGTTCTCCCGCAAAGCTCGGCCTTCAGCTCCTCCAGCCATTCGGCTCTCTCGGCGGTCAGTTTCCACCCCTTCTCTGGGTCGTTGAACCCAGCCGTCACCTTCTCCCCAAACTGCCCCCAAGCCTCTGCCCCAGCGTCCCGATAGATGTCCGCCCTGCTGGGCTTCCCGCAACTATTCCAACCCAAGACCTCACACCCAGCGTTCTTAAACATCTCTTGAAACAGCTTTCCGCCCCCGGCGGCGTCGATGTAGGTCGCCCCCCGTGGAACCCCGTGTTTGTAAAGGACGGCGACGACATCTCTCACGACTTGCTGGGCGTTGTCCCGCCCTTCCCAGACGGCGGCTAGGTGGATGTGCTTCCCCCTTCGAATGGCGACCGCTGTTCGGTCTCCACCAGCCGTCCAAGACAGGTCAACAAACGCCCTCCATTGTGACCTCGTCTCCCAAGACTTCGTCTCCTTGGGCGGGTTCTCAATCATCCGAGCAAGGTGGACGGCGTTGACGACAACCCCCTTCCGCTCCGAGGCAGTCCATTCGGCCAGAATCTGGCTTCGATACTGAACCGACTCCTTGCCGTGCAGGGTCTCGATCTTCTCGATCTGGTCGATATCGGGGCTGTCGACATCGAAGGCGGTCACTTTGAGCTGGTAGGCCAAAGCCGTCCGCTGGGGGTTGTGGAACATATCGTAGTGAAAGCCAGAGGGCAGTCCCGCTGGGGAAGAAACGACTACCTTGGAAAGAGCCTTCGACCTTTGGGCGGCGGCTTCCACCGAGTTCGGGATGGTCTTGGCTTCGTCAAAGACTTGGAGGAGTCCGCCAGACATCACCCCATCGTCCCCCATTTCCCGTCGGCTATGGATTCCCTCGAATCGCCCAGGTGTGTCGACGGATAGGAAGTGGCAAACCGAGCCAGCCACGGGGTTGTCGATTCGGTTGTCCAGAAACTCCCATTGTGGAAAGACCCCGCCGAACATCAAACGGATCCCAGCCGAAATCTGCGCCCGAAGCTGTCGCCAGCTTGCGGAGGTGACGACCACCGCCCCCTTCCTTACCCGCCACAACCAAAACGCAATTAAGACGCAGACAACCCAGCTTTTCCCAGCCCCGTTTGCGGCCACAACCGCCAGCTCGTTCTTGATCTCGCGAATTCCATTTTTCTTGGCGGTCTCTGGTAGAAGCCCCGCCGTCGCCAGCCACAAGGCGCGGGCTTGCCACTTCTGCGGCTTCAACCCACAGGCAATCGCCCAAAGGACGGGATCGTCCCCAACTTCGGTTGTCTCAAGGCGTCTCTTGGCGTCTTTCATCTTGCACTACCTCCGATTCGATGGTTTTGGTGTTTTCTTGGATAAATTCCCGACGGGCTATCTCGGCCTTCTCGATTTGTTCGAGCATCTGGGGCGTAAGAACGATGTGTCCGTGCTGGTGTCGGATGTTTCCCGAAACTTGGACGCTGGCCTTGTCTCGGAAGTTGTCGTTGTAAGCCTTCAACCAAGCCAGAAGGACTTGGTCGGCTTTGCCCGACATCGCTCGCTCCCGTGCAAAAAGGAGGATTCGGCTGTTGGCCTCGTCGCAAAGCTGGCGTGAACGGGCGGCGAAATCTGGGTTCTCATTAAGGAGCTTTTCAACCGAGGAGAAGTCGACCCCTGCGTGGATGGCGGCAATCGGGGGCAGTCCATAGGTGCGAAGGCTGGCCTCATACTGGCGTTGCCAATGCGGTTTAGGTTCGGTCGAGTCCCCCAGAACGGGAACGAGGGTCTGCTGAGGTGGGTCTTCCGCAACCTCAGGCATCTGGGTCGGTATGGGCTGCAGAGCCAGCTCGTCTTTGACCGACTGCAAACGAGCCTTGAACTTCTCGTCGTGTTTCGCCCGCCAATAAACGACCTCCCTGCTCATCCCGACCGCCCTTGCCGCCTTGCTCAAGTTCCCGCCGTTCTCTTTTAGCTCGGCCAGAAGCTTGTCGTAGTTGAGGCGTGTCGCTGGGGTTTGGGGCGTTTCACACCCTGTGGGTTTCCCAGAATTTTCGAGGGGGTGACTAGTATGTGGGGACGGCTGGAGGGGGGTGGTGGCATCCCGTGTCGTGGCCTCTTGGTCTTCCCCGATCTCTTCACGGCGTTCCACGGCGGAACTTTCACCGCTCAACATCCCCTCGTTTTGTTGAGAGTTGAATTCAGTATCCGCTTGTCTCTCCTGTTTTCTCCTCTGAACGGCTTTGGTTTTCGTCCTGTGTGATACATTTTGTGTTATACATTTGGCCTCGGAACCCCCGCTTCCCTGCGTCTCAAGGCGTTCCACTTCCTCGATTCCACGACTACTCAAGTCTCCCTTCAGAGGCTTGCTGGGCGGGAAACAGCGACCTTTTGGGTCTTTCACTTCACACCTCCCTTGGCTTCCTTCCAAGTCCGACCCCAGCCGATCTCCACGGAGACGGGAGCATCCACGCCGAAAACGCTTTGGAAGGCCTTCTCCATCGCTTGTCTCATCAGCCCCGCCACTTGCTCGGCGTCGGTCTTTGGACACTCAGCCGCCAATTCGTCGTGAGTCGTGAGAAGGAGTCGGGCTGGCTTGCCCAGGAGCAGTCCGTGAAGCCTCACCATCGCCAGCTTTATGCAGTCGGCACAGCTCCCTTGGACGGGGAAATTCAATGCTTGGGTGTAGCTATCGACGGAGAGTTTCCGCCTTCCGTAAAGGGTTCGGATGGTCGCTGGGCGAAAGATGCTGATTCCCTTGTGTTGCTCGTGCCACAGGGCGAAGGATGGAAAAGCCTTAAGCCAGCGGAGTCGCAGCCTTTCCAGCTCCTCCAAGGTCGGATTTAGTTCTGGATGATGGGCGGCTTTGCCAAAAAGAACCTTCGCGCCTCCCCCGTAAAGAAGATTGAAGTTCGCCAGCTTGCCCAAGGCTCGTTCGGCCTTCGTCACTTCACCCTCGGCCTTTTCAAATAGTCGGCTTGCGGTTCGCGTGTGGATGTCCCGACCCGAAGCGATGTCCTCCAAAAGGCGTTTCTCACCAGCGATACAACCCGCCGCCACCATTTCCATTCCGACGAAGTCCCCAACCACCAGCACCCGATCTTCGGCGTCCGAGGTAAAGACGCTCCGAAGGCTTCCCTCCTTCTGGATGTTCTGAAGGTTCGGTTCGGCACTTGAAAGCCGTCCCGTCCAAGCCCCCATCTGTTTGTAGTTCGTCCGAAGCCTTCCGTCTGGGTCGACCAGTTCCGTGATCTGGCGGGCTTGTTTGAGTTCGCTGTCCAGACGGCGGAAGTCCCGAATCAAACCCAAGACAGCGGGGGCGTTTGCCTTCTTGCTCTCCATCGCCAAGGCGTCCTTGTTCGTGCTGGGCTTGCCTTCGTCGCAGGGCTGGCAACCCAGCGTGTGCAGAGCTTTAAGGAGGATTGCCTTTTGACCGAAGCGGAAGGAGTTCTGGAACCCGCCAGCCTTAAACTCCCTCAAGACCAAGTCCCACGACTGACCACAAGCCTTCTCCAGCTCTGCCGTCCTTTTCGCCAAGGTGTCCAAGTCGATCTTGATTCCTTCCGCCCGCATATCGACCAAGACGGGGATCAGTCGCATCTCCAAGTTGAAGACCCCCGCCAGCTTGTCCCGCTCCAGCTCCTTGATCTGGGTTGGAGCTAGTTCGAGAAGGTGGCGGACATCGTCCACGGCGTATCGAAACTGCTCGTCGGTCAGCGTCTCCGCTCCCCAATCACTCGTCTGCTGGGTCTTGTCCAGGTCTAGTCCCATCCGTCGCCGCAGGGTTGAGGCCAGCGAGAAAAACCCCTTCTGCTCGCTTCCAGAAGCCCCGTTGCCGATCAGTTTCTCGGCCACAAGGACATCGAAGACCTTCTCGGCTCTGACCCCGCAGAATCGGCGTAGGAACAGCAAATCGAAACAGGCGTTGGCACAGACCACCCGCTTCTCCCCCAGAACCTTCCCCAGCTTCCCAAGGTCGAAGCCCGTTGCCCGAAGGTCAAAAGCCCAGCAAAGCGTCTTTCCGCCCACCTTCGCCGCCACAGACAGCACCCTAAGCCCCGTTCCGTCGGAGTAAGGTCGGAGGGCTTTGTCTTGCTCGGTTGGATGGTAAGTCTCGCAATCAACCGCAATCTGCCCGCTGTCCGAGCAAATCTGTCCGACCTCGTCCAAGTCCCGCCTGTCCGAGCTAAATAGTTGGGACGCAACCTTGTCCCGATTGTCCGAGCAATTCCCAACTCCCTCTCCGCTATTGGGTCGGCTTTTTAATCTCCGTCTTTTCCCTGTTTCACACCTCTTTCCCCCTGTGTCCGCAATGAATTGAAATTTACTCGGACTATCGGGACATCCCTCTCCCGCAACGACTTCGTTCAGACGGGAAGCTTGGACAGAAAGGCAAAGTGACTCGGACATCAGTAGTCGACTTTCTCGGCAAACTCGATTTCGGGGTCGAAATTGGCCGTTTCACATCCGTTTCGGGTCTCTTCGGTGAGGTTTTGGGTCGGTTTTGTCGGCTCTTTTTTCGGCTCAGAGACCTTCAGACGGATGTTTTTCCAGCACCAAGGCCGATATTTTGAGTCGTTTTGCCCGCAAATTGAGACCGAAAGACGGCTTTTATGGGCATTAAACGCACCAGAAACCGCATCGTTGAAGAGTTTGGAAGCGATGTTCTCGGACTTGGCTGGGATCCCGTGCTTCCCACAAAACTCGCTGTAAGCCTCGTGGAACTCGTCGACAAGGATGTGTTCGCCGTTGGCTTGCTCGACCATCACCGAGACGAAGCGTTGGACGCTATTGGAAGCCGCCAAAACCGCATCCACGGCCTTTTCGTTGGACTCCACCTTCACGAACCCCTCGCTGTGTCCCTCCTTGAGGTCTCCCAGAGCCATTTTCAACCCGCCCAGGAGCAGATTCAGAACCCCGCCCCCTTCGCTCTTGAGGATGTAGGAAGGCCACTTCGCGTTCCGCTTTTTGAAGGCGGGTGGATTCCATTCGATGACCACCAGCCGTCGGGCAAGGGCGGCTTCGTCCCCTCCCTCCCGAAGGTTGAGGTCGAAATTGGTGGTGAGGAAAACGCACTTGTCGCCCCGATAGCTAACTTGTCCCGAAAACTTCTGCTCCCCGCCGACCTCATCCCCGCCCGTCAGCTTCTTGAGAACATCGGCGTTCTTGTTCTTGAGGAAGTCGCACGGGACATCGAAAGCCTTGAGGAGGGTGGCGTTGCGGTATTGAGCCAGCTCAAAGCGTCCCGAAGCCTCGGTGAGGCGGATTTCGACGCAGTTTTCCGCCCCGATTACATCGACGATGAGGGTCGCGACGGCACTCTTTCCCGTGTTCGCCTTACCCTTGAGAACGAGGATTTTGTGGGCGAGGTTTACCCCAATCAGCATTTGCCCGACACACTTGAGGAAAAGCTTCCGCAGTTCTGGGTCGGGGATGGCGTTGGCAAGGGCTTCCTCAAACTTCGGGCAAGCGGCCTTCGGGTCGTATTTGATTTTGATTCGGGCAATCGAGTTGAACTTCGGGCTGAATCGGCGTGTCTTGAACTCCCCTGTCTCCAAGTCGAGGACGAGGACTTTGTTGAGGGTGTGAATGTAGTGACCGCCCTCCCATCTGTTCCAGACCCCGCGCCAGTAACACTTCCCCTTTAAACGAGCCACAAGCTTCTGGGCGAAGGCGAGGTTGCGGAACTCCTCCATCCTTTCGGACAAGTGGAGGTTCACGCTAGCCGTCGCGGAACGGAAGCGGAGCAACTCCTCCAGAATTTCCTCAAGAAGAAGCGGTTCTAGGACGCCACGGAAAAGCCCCGTCTCGGAGTCGTAATCAAAGAAACTGGCGTCGGCCTCGCTGTATCGGAGGTGCGGGCGTCTCCCCTTGATGTATTCGACGAAGAAGCCCTCACCCAGCCCCCGAAGCACCAAGGAGCCGTCGTCGGTCTTGCTGAGAAAGAAAGGCTCCAGCGTCGTCTCGGTCGTGATCGCCTTTCGCAAGGCCAGAATCTCGGAGATGTCCCCGTTGCTTAGCTTCGCCACGGCAGAACCCCCTCATTGAGATACAGCAGTCGTTGGAGGGTGGGTTCTCTGTCGTCCTTGAACTGGCGAACCGCACCAGCCAGACGGACAGGCTGGGTTGCCCGCATCGCACGGGAACAAAAGCCACAGGCTTTGAAATAATCCCGCCACCTCTCCGTTTCCCCGTCCTCCACGACCCAGCCGTGGGCGGACTTACCCCCGCTGTCGACCACCGCCGCCAGCTTAAGCCCCCTGCCCTCGGCGTGTCGGAACAAGGCCGCAGTCCGCTCCTTGCCGATTCGGTCGTTCTCAAAGACACAGAATCTCCGCTCGCCCAGATTGTCCGTCCGTCGACCCCCGCTGGCCGACTTGTAGGAACTGCCCGTCACATAAACCGCCCACTTGGGCAACTCCGACTGAAATTGTTGGGCGGTCTTATAGCAAACCGCTGAATGACTTTGGTAAGGCGACTCGCCAACCCAGAGGAGGTCTTGGGGCGGGAAAAGGGAAAGGTGGCGTCGGAGCATCTCGTCGGGCTTGAGGTCGGCCACGGGAAAAGGCGACAGACGGATGAGTTCTTCCAAGGAAAGGGGGTTGGCAGTCACCTCGTGGGCTTCCTTTATGGCCTCTTCAGCACTCGCCCTAGCTTGCCGCCTCTGCTCGATCTCCTCCCGACTCATCCTCGGCGGCTCCTCCTCCAGTTCGTCGGCAAACCAAGCCCGCCATTGGTTGGCGCGGAGCTGGGCGTTGAGCTTCTGGAGCTGTTCGGTGCAACTGCTGTGGTGGCAAAAGACCATCGCCGCGCCGGTTGAAGTCACCATTAGGATCGTCTCCGTCTTGTTCTTCCGATGCTTGCTCTTGTGTCCCTTCTCGTATGGGCATTTGATGGCGATGAAGGCGTTGCATTTGAGCGAGCTGCTGGTCGGGGGGTTCTCCCACTCAGCCCCCTTGAGAAGGATGTTCCCGAAGCGGGCGTTGAGCTGTTCTTTAGCCCAAAGCTTAAGGGGCTTTTTCACAGGGTGAGCGTGTTCTCCCCGTCTGCGAGCATCGCCTTGTCGACCTTGGCGTAGGTATTTCCGTCCCTGCCCGTTTCGTGGATCACGACAAGGTAAGCACGACGCCCGACCAGGGTGTCCTCCTTGAGGCGGGTCGGCGTCTTACCCATCCAGACCTCCAAGAAACGACCAAGGTTGCTTTTGGGGTGAAGCGATGCCGTGAAAGTTCGCCCGATCCTGTGGCGTTTCCCGTCCTCCCTTTCCTTGTCCAAGTCCCAATAGATTCGGATGACGGGTCGGTCTCCAAAATTGGTTGTGATTACCTCTGGCTCGGTGACTTCCGTGCAGATGGCGTGATGAACTCCACAGGGAACGGGCTTCCGTTCGGAAAGAATAAGGCTCATTTGTCCCCCGCCTTCCCTTTTGTTGGTTTGGGTGTCCATTGGACATCCCCAAACAACTCCATTTGTTCCAATTTCGATTCTTTTTGTTTCATACCGCCACCTCCTGTTATTTGATTTGCCCCACGACGGGACGCCCACCAAAGACGCCCCGTAAAACCTTTTGTTCCCAAGCCCGCAGTTCCGCCCTTTTGAGAAAAAGCCGTCCGTTGCACCAACAGGCCGTCCACCCAAATTGAAGGCGGTAGCGGTGGAGGGTCTGGCGGCTGACACCCAGACTTTTTCGGTAGCCGTCCCCAGCGACCAACTCGGACTCGGTCGGGGCGTCGTATAGCCCCACCCGCTGAAAGCTGTGAGGACGAGCCATCTATTTTGTCTGGGAAACAAACCGAGCAATCTCGGCGGCACTAAATCTGAGCCGACCAAAGCCCGCCAAGGGTCGGAGTTTTTTACGGCGAACGAGGCCGTAAACGATCTGTTTGCTGACTTTTAAAAGCTGGGCGGTCTCTTCCGTCGTATACAAACGGAGAACCCCGTCCAGAGGGTTAGTTGCTTCGTCGGTGCTTGTTTTCACACCAACGAAGATAAGTTCTACATCTTACTCCGCAAATGTTATATCATTGTCCATCAATTACTTAGGACATTTTATGTCGAACTACGACACTTTTTGTCCTTACGCTTAAGTCCCAGCCGATCAGTGGTTTTCCTGTATAAATCCATAGCTTTTTGCAGTTCTTTACCTTGAGTCTCCCACCCGACTAAGCCCAAAGCCCTAACAGCAGTTTGAAGATTTAAATTCTCCAAAGGTAAATTCAAAGAAGACCCGTCTTGATCTTTTAAGTCTATCGCCTGTGTCCAGTTCCTAAGAATCCGAAGGTTTTCTTTTTTAAGCAAACCAAAGGTCTCTGGGTCTATTTTCTTAAAATTACGGATGACTTTTTGCCTATCCGCCTCGCCTAAATCAAGGCTGCTTGGATCAGCTCCGATTATTTTCAAGATTCGCGCAAGATTAAGTTCTTCTCTCTCTTCGTTTTTGCTTTTGGAGCGCAGCAGAACTCCTGTGATATGGTCTACAACCCACTTTTCCGAAGCCTTCTTCTTTAGTTCAAATATTTCTTCGGCAGTTGGTTTTTTGCGTGGAACACAGGCAAGCTGTTTTGCGACAGAAAGAGCCTCTTCTCGGCTCTGAAACCGACGCTCCCAATCCTCCTTAAAAATCAAACAGGCTATCAAACCCGCCATCATTTCGTGGGTAATTGGGTTTACCTCATCTTTTTTTAAATCTGCTTCAAGGGCTTTACCCCGCTGGTGAATCTGAAGTCTTTTTGCTTGTTCGGGATTCATCGCAACAAACCCAAGGATTCCGCGCCCCGCTCCAGTTTCCAAGTCCCTGTTTTGACATCGTAACCCAAAGGCACTTGGAGTCTGTCCCGCATAAAATCGAAGTCTCTTTGGATGGTCTTGGGGCATACCTCCAACTCCCTGCTGACGCTACTACAAGTCATCCCACGACCTTGCTTTAGCAGGGCGAGGATTCGTCCCATCCGCTCCAGGGGTGGTCGGGTCGCGCCGTTCAAAAGGATATTTTTGCCGCCAGCTCTTGATTCAGTTTCTTGTCGAGCTGGGCGTATCGCTTCAAAGCCAACGCGCCTCCGTCCTTATGGCCGACCCATTTCGCCACAAGGTTCGGGGGGACACGATGTTTGTTAAGACACTCCGAAATAAAGAATCTGCGTAGGTCGTGGAAACCGAGGTTCTTTTGGGTATGAAGACGCTGTTTCACCCTTTGGGGATCGACACCAAAGTTCACAAGCTTTGCCCTCTTTGCGGCTTTGTATAAAAGTTTCCTTAAGTTACGAACGGGTTGCCCCGCATACTTCTCTGCATTTTCTTCGGCTTTTTTTAGCTCTTTAGCCACCTCTTCAATGGTTCCCTTGTCCGCCCCGTCCTTTCGCGGACTTCTCAGTTCCCCCTCATCGTTAAGCCAAGGGTAGTTTGACTGAAAGACAAAGCGGTCGTCTTCGTATTCACCCCTTTTCTCAGCCTCCTTCCGCAAGCGGTTAAACAGGCTCTGTAGGTTTTTGTTGAAAGGAACGGCGCGAAGTTCGATGTCTTGGGGGCATTTTTCATCCTCCACCTTAAGTTCCCTGTTCTCAAAATCGACTGCCCGCCAGCGGAGCGTGAAGGCCTCCTGTTCCCGAAGGCCAGAATAAGCCATCAGCTCGATAAGGTCTCCGAGCATATAACCCAAGGAACGCCCGTTCATCTTGCGGGCTTCCTCAACCAATCGGTCTATCTGCTCTTTTTCAAGATACTTCCTCTTTTGGGCTTTTTCAGCATCGCCCGCCTGTCTCTCAACAAAACCAGCGTCAAAGGGTATTTCAAAATCTGGATGCCTATCCTTCGCCCAGCTTAAGGCTCTCTTAAGCGTGGCGAGCCGCTTTCTGATTCGGTAGTTGCTGATTTTTACCTCGGCTTTTTTGGTCTCGTCTCGCCAGCCGTCGATGACTTGAGCAAGAATTGGGGTTGTTATCTGGTCAAGAAAGGTGACTCGAACCTTTGAAAACCCCTCGACCCAGAATTCCAAGTCGTCCTTGTAGCAACGAAGGGTGTTGGGACTGACGCCCCTGCCCTCCGAAACTGAAAGGTAATCGCCAAACAACCCCCCGATCTTTACGGGTTCACCAGTTACCCTTCGACCAACCCCATCCGAGACCTCTATCCCAGATGGTTTAAACGCTCCCCGTTTAATTTTTGCGTTTAGTTCCGCCGCTTCATCCTGTGCTTCTTTAATTGTTGTGGCTTCCAGCGGAATTTTTTTCGGGGCTTCGCTGGGATTATTAGGATCCCGTTTTTGAAGATAGAATCTGTTGTTCCGTTGAAGCAGTCGGGGTATTCTTCGACCCTGTGCATCAAGGACAGAAACAAATTTATTTTTTGCGGACAGCGTCGAAATCGCGTGTTCTTTTCGCATCGTCTAAAATGTATAACAAACTGGCTTTTTCGTCAATGTTTGTTATACATTTAAGTTGTAAGTCGTTTACGGCTAGGTAGCTCAGTTGGTAGAGCAGCGGACTGAAAATTCTGCCCGCCAGTCACTTACAGAGTATCACGGCGTATCATAATTTTTACCCCTTCTCTGTGGGGCGTCTCACGGCGTATCAGAATTGTATAACAAATGTATCACACGGAGGTCAGTTTAGACGGCGGGTGGCGCACCTTTTACACCACTTTCCACTAAGAACATTGTTGGCCTTTGACCAGAAGGTGTGACCATTTCGACAACGCCATTGAAGATGTTCTTGCTGATTACGGGGTGCTTTACGGGTCAGCAATACACCACCCCGCTTTCGGGCAACTTTTTGGTATTTTTGGATGGCGTTTTTGGTTCTGAATCGAGCCGACAACTTCTCATTTCTGCAAAGCGGACACCACTTTCCAGACATAATGTTTGTGGGTTTAGCCAGCCAAGTATGGCGTCTTTTACACCTCCATTTGAGATGATGATGCGCCCCGTCATACTTCCTTGAGATACAGCGACCGCCCTTCTTCCCTGCCCATTTCTGCATATCATCAATAGTGTATTTTCGCCTCCCGATAATTTTGGCGATTCTTCGGGCAACCAAAGCCTTGCTCTGCTTTCGTCCAGTTAAGGCTTTAATGACCCTTCGCCGAAAGTCATTTCTCAGCCAAATCTTCTTAATTCGGACTGACTGCTCCCTTTTCCATTTCTCGCTCATCTTTTTGCCTTTTTGAGAAAGGCTTATCCGCCGCCTCGTCGCCTTGGAAACAAACCGACCCACCATTTGGGAAATGACTTTTTTTCGGTATTTCGGATCTCTCCATCTTTCCTTTGATCGGCGCGAAAGCTTACGCCTAGCCGATTCAGATGGCTTAAAGCCCTTGTGCGCTTTTTTCTGCCGTCTTCGGTAGTCCCTGTTCCGCCATTGTTTGAGCATCCTCTCTCTGTTCCATTTCCTAACCTCTGGTCTGCGAAGTCTTTTTCGCGTGATCCAAGCAAGTTTTCTTCTGGTCGCTTTGGAGGCTTTTTTACCCAACTGGGCTTTCCGCATTTTACGGCGAGTCGCAAGGGTTCGTCTTTGGCCGATGTTCTTCTCAACCCTCTTTCGGATTGTTTCGGGGCTTTGGACACGCCCCAAAGATGCCTTTCGCAGTTTCTCCAAGACCGCTGGAGTAAACTCAAACCGGCGGTCTCCCCCCGTGGTTAAGTTGTATCCGTTCGGCTCAACCGAATTGAGCTTTTGAATCCAGAACTTTTCACGCCTGTTTAGGTCGGGCTTTTCGCACCGCTCTAAAATCCGCCAAGCAAAGGAGGAAAAGCCATATTTGCGAAGGGCTAAGTAAAGGTGCTTCCGAGTCTTTGTGCTGGCGAAAGCCCTGTGATCCTTGAACCGCTTTCGGATGTCATAAGCTTGCCCGACATACCAGCGATTCGAGACCTTGTGCCGTATTCCGTAAATGCCTGTGATCATTTGTTTCCAACCTTCCCCCAATCTTCTCCGAGTTTTATTTTTCGGCGAATTTCCCGCGCCGTCCTAGAGCGATTTTAGGGGTCTTTTATGCCTTCGTCTGCCACTTCTCTTCGCGGCTTAGGCCCTGAAAAATACATGGTCAGACCAGCAGGCAACCCAGCAAGAAACCAACAAATTGTGGAAATAAGGAATCCATATTTCATCAATCCAAAGAACAAAGAGACACTCAAGAAAAACGACACCCCAATCACAACGACTGCCCAAATCTTGTAGCCTTGATCGAGAAGGTGGTTGGTTCCTACTCCCGCAAGAAAAATCATAAAAATTAACCCGCCAAAGGCTTCACTACTTAAGGGGCCTGAAATAACTCGGTAAGGTATCGAAAGCCCCACCAAGACGGCGTAGACGATGATCTGTCTTTGGAGACGGCGGCTCACGACCTATTTCGAAATCCTACCCCATATCTGCCCGTCGGTTCGGTAGATCGCCCCGCCCTCAGAAACCCTGCCCCATATCTGGCCGTCGGTTCGGTAGATTGTCCCGCCTTCCGTCACCCTACCCCATATCTCGCCTGTGTTCTTGTAGAGCGTCCCGCCCGAATCCCTTCCCCACAACTCACCCGAAGTTTCGTAGATTGTGCCGTCCTCGGCGAAGATCATGAAAGGGAATAGTAGGGCCAGTAAAAAGGCCTTTTTCATTTTAGCGAGCCGTCCCCTTCCAATCGGATTCGGTATCATAAATTTGACCAGTGCTATTAACCCTGCCGCTCCATTCACCATTTGCATTAAAAATCTGTCCCGTACTGTTAACCCTACCACTCCAAGTTGAATCGGTGCTGTAGATTTGCCCGTTTCTTATGGTTCCAACCCAATCGCCTTTTTCGTTGTAGACTTGCTGTTGTCTTGGTTGCTCTTTGGTTGAATTCCTTTTTTGATCAATTGCTTTTACTTTTTCTAGGGCTTCTTGATCAATTTTTGCGCCTGTTTTTCTTTCAACACTTCGAACAGCTTCCGCGTACATTACCTTTTCCATCTTAGCGGAACGAACCCAAATGACTTCTTTTCCACTTTTAGTTTTTGCTTGGGTCAGCATAGCACCCGTCTTTCCCAGCCAAGTATCGTCCCCCTTCTTTACGAACTCCTCATTTTGAAAATTTGCCTTCCAAACCTCTTTGGCAAAGTCATCGGGAAGTTTTCCCTCCCTAAGCACCCAACGAGCTGACTCACATTGGTAATTAAGAAAGTCCATTTCCAGAACGAGTCCCTTGTCATCTTCTGTGGTTAACTTTACAAAGTCCTCTCCGTACTGCTTGTAGGTTTCAAGCCCTATTCTGTTTGGCAGTTTGGCGGCTTCCTCAAAAGACATTCCAATTTGGGCGAAGGCGTTTCCGCCAACAATCAAGACTGCCGCCAAGACAGCAAAAGCTAGGTTCATTTTGCGGGCGGCTGGACAGGGTCTGGGATGAATCCAAAGTTGTCGGCTTGGACGGGGAGCTGGGTCGGCATTTGCTGGGCGGTTTGAGGGATCTTTGGCTTTGGAGGGAAAAGGGCGTTGTAGGCGTTTTTAAACCTCTCCCCGATCCCTTTGGGGCGGCTGGCCTCAAGAGCCTTTTGATACTCCTCGTTTTGCCTTTGCTGTTCAGCTTCGGCCAGGGCGACCTTCATCTTGTCCTCAAGCTCGATCAAGGTTAAGGCCGCCTGCCAAGGATCGTCCGCGATAAAGTCCCCTATTTTCTTTCGGAAAGCCAACGATCTGTCGTCCCAAGCATTGAGTCCCTTGAGCTTGTCATACATATCGTAAATTCGTTCAGCCATTTTCTGGCACTTCGTCACCATTTCGGCTGTTCGGTTGGCTGATTCGGAAGCCCGTTTTGCGGCCGCTTTGCGACTCGCCTCCTGTTGAGCCGCCATCTTCTTTTTCCATTCCAGCTCGTCGCTCTTTTGGCTGGCGTTGAGAATGACCTCCAAAACGCTCGGCCCCGAATTCTGGTTGTTCAACTGCTGATAGTAGTTTGGGTTGTAAATTGTGCCGTAAGTATATTCGCCGTTCCTAGGATTAACCATTGTCACCTGCTGGACGGGCTGGGCTTGGCAAGGAATCAGCAAAGACCAAAAGAGCGGAAGGGCATACAATCCCGATTTCATTGATCAAGACTCCATCGCCATTTTTGTTCTATCAAGCCCCAAGACCCAAAATTATGGCCTTAGCACATTGGGGCTATTAGTTTTGTTTCCTCCGCCAACCCGCCACCAGCAACGCTGCTATCGCCACCATGGCACATTACCTCTATCTACAGCCTGTATTCGAATGAACGCCTTGTTTGTGGGCATATTGGTTAATTGAAGGCTGTATCGCTGGTAAGGAGTCCATGTTTGCAAGTCCTCGCTCTGCTCGATGCCGTAGTTAAGGACGAACTCGCCTCCGTTGGTTCGGGTCAGAACCAAGTCCCCTATCGCCATCGCGTGGATTTGGTTGGTGGTGAAAAGGCCGTGAGTGTTGGGGCTGGACAAAACACTAGCCTGACCAGCCGTGAAATTGCTGGTGTATTGAGTTTGGGAATATAGCCCATATGAAGATGGGTTATTGGTTACATCTGATCTTCCAGACAATCTATTTTCATCATACTGATCGGAAGTATAAAACCCGTAGAGGGCTGGCGAGTTGAATATACTCTGTGCTGTTATAGCTATGGTAGGTTGTCCAGCGTATGTTGCGCTCCATCCGCTTGTGCCTTCCAGATAATAAATCACGGCTGGGGACCAGCCATTATAATCTTTAAATTGCCTAGTTCCCGAAAGGGATGGAGCATTGCCCAGAAACAATACTTCGGTGAGAGAAGGACAATCTGTGAAGGCAAAGCCTTGAATGTTTGTCACACTATTAGGAATACGTATTTTTGTGAGTTTAGAACAACCGCGAAAGGCTTGTTCTTCTATTGCCGTAACAGAGCTTGAAATCGTTACGTTTGTTAACTCAAAGCAGGCATAAAAGGTAGCGTATTGAATTCGGGAAATCCCTGATGGAATCTGAACATTTTTGAGACCTGTGTTATAAAATGCCTGTTCTCCTATGTTGGTGAGCGTATTGGGGAGGTTAATCGAAGCAAGGCTCGGGGTAAACCCGAAGGCCGTGTAGCCAATTGAAGTAATTCCATTGGGCAAGACAACATTTGTAAGGCCAGATGATTGAAACGATTGTTGGCCGATTTTAAGAAGGCCCGAGCCAAAGGATACTGATTTAAGGTTATTGATATCTCCAAAAGCGCTATCCCCAATTTCTGTGACAGAATTTGGGATGCTAATATTTGTTAAGCTTCTGCATCCATAAAAGGCATGTGCATTGATAATACTTATATTGTTCGGAAGATTAACATTAGCCAGATTTGTGCAGACTCTAAATGCGCCAATTCCAATATTTGTAACGGAATTTGGAATTACTACACTTGAAAGACCGATACATGCCCGAAAGGCCTCGTCACCAATTGATGTGAAGCCGTCGGGGATCACAATTCCCGTTAATTCTGGCCTGTAGGCAGAAGTCCAATTTGCGCCAAAGGCCAGATTTCCAATTTTTTTAACTGGAATTCCACCTAAGGTGGATGGAAGTGTTAAGAAGCCACCTTCCCCCGTGTAACCAGTAATTGTTGCTTCACCCCCAGACACGGAGTACTGCCAATCACCGCTGGTGTAAATCTGAGCATTTAATGAAACTCCCGTCAGCACCAGCAGGGCAATCATCGGCTTCATGAAGAAAGCCAAGCACCCCTTTCTCATAATTCAACAATTCGTTCTTTTTATATTTTATCAATGTATTAGCCCCTTAGGGCTATTTTCTGTTTCCACCCGCTTCCACCCCTCCTCCGAAAGCAGTCTCACCTCGTAAAGCTCCTTTGCGAAGACCCTCGCCCGATCCGTCACCTTGTCGCTTTTGGCTCGGTTCAGCGAGGCGGGGAGCAGTTCCAGGTTCATAACTTGGTTTGCCAGCTCTGGGCAAACTGCCCTTGGGATTACATGGTCGGCCTCGGCTTCTTGTCCCGCATACTGCCCCTTCGTGATGGTGGCCGACTTCCCCCGCCTCAACTCTGCCATTCCTTCGGGGGTCAAAAGCCCTAGTTCTTTGGCGATTTTAAGGTTCTCCAGAAAACCCCAGCGGACGAAGCCAGCATAGGGCGTCCCCTCGGTCTTGTTCAGCTTTGCGGCCTCACCCAGGACTGCTTCGGGCTTCTCACCCTGCTCCTCGGCGTAGGCCAGCCAATAGACGCACTTCTGGAGCCTTGGGTTGGCGGCTCGTTCCCCCTTGAGCGTTGCCAGCTTTGCGGGGTCGGTGAGGCTGGCGATGGCAAGGGCGGGGGTTGTTTCGCCAGCCAAAAGCGGGCAACCCATAAAAACTAGACAGAGAAGCAGAATCACAAATTACCTCTTGAGTTTCTTTTCAAGAATCTGCTCTGGCATTGGGTGGGTATAGGGGATACGGATCAAAGGGAGCTTCATCCGCCTAGCCCAGAGAGTTTTCAAGCGATCTCTTACTTTTGTCGCCTCGTAAGCCTTCACCCCGCCAAAAAAGCTACTGGATTTGAAATGCTGGACTCCGTCGTATTCGATAAGCGTCTTGTGATAAGGGAGCCAAAAATCAAAGCGAAGGGGGCGTTTATGCTGAAGATCGGGAAACTTCTTTTGTCGAACAAAGCGGATCCGCATACGCTCAAGAATCCTTGAGACTTTTCGTTCCCCAGAAGAATCAAAGCAAACAGGGCATCCACTTCCGTCAAGATGACCATCAGGCTTTTGGTAAAACCCACCGTGCTTTGGGCAGATAATTTTTATTTTAATCTGCCTTCCTTTGTATTTTTGAGGGTAGCGATATTTACCTTTGTGGACTTTCCAGCACCTCTGAAGAAACTCTTCGTGGGTCAGGCGTTGCCGTTCTGCCGATCTTTCATCGTCACACCTCTGGCATCCGTGGCCAACCAGCAAAGCGTTGGGGGTCATCCGAAAAATGCCGTGCTTCTGGCATCGAACCTTTATTTTTTCGACGGCTTTAATGTATTTTTCAGGGAATGTGTATCGGGGATGAATCCTCTTAACTTTTCTCAGAAACTCTCGATGCGTGACCCTTTTTTCAATTCCCGCCTTGATCATTGAACACCTACCGCAACCCTCCCCGTTTAAATGGTTAGCGGGTCTTTGATAAAAGATGCCGTGAACTGGACACCGCAGTTTAAACGGCGTCTGGGTATTTTTATATTCACCAAGATAGGAAAATCTTTTCCCGTGGATTTTTCTAGCCCGCTTAATAAATTCTTTTCGAGAGAATGAAAATAACTCCCGCAATCGTTCCCTACCGCACCTTTGACACCCATTTCCATTAAGATGCACGGCTGGGATTTGTCGAAACAACCCGTGCCTTTTACAAATTATGCCTACTGGGCTAAACACTCCGACATAGCGGGTTTTTGAGTAATCGTATTTATCCCCGTGAACTCGCTTTGATTTCTGAATGAATACCTTTTCGTGTTTTCTTATTACTCCAAGAGAACTCTCGTTTTTTGCACATTTTGGGCAGCGGCTTTTTAGTTTTATATGGTTGTGAAAGGTCGGCCAGAATTCGCCGTGCTTTGGGCAGATGACGCAAAGGGGCGTATTTATTCCTTTGTAAACCGCCTTTGAGTAATCGTATTTGTTTCCGTGGATCCTCCGAGCATTCCTCACAAAGGCCGTAGCATTTTTACTCCTGCGCCTTAAACCCGCTCTTAAATCTCCGCACTTTGGACAACCGCTTTTCGGCCTCCCGATATGGTTCCAAGCTATCTGCGAAAAATACCCGTGTTTCGGGCAGTTGATCTTAACCTTTGCGTCTATGTTGCGATAGCGGACAGCCTCGTAGCCGTATTTTTTCCCGTGGATCTTCCTAGCCCTGCGGATGAACTCGCCTTGCTCAAGCCTCTTGGACACCAGTCCTTGTTAATCTCTTAAGGGCGTTTATCAAGCCCCCCTCCTTCGGACTTTGTTTAGCCTTCTCCCAGGGACTGCCTTTCCTGTTTCTTCGGTTCCCCCTGCTAAGAGAAGCAGACCAAGTAGCCCAAAAACTTAAATCCCGCAATCGACTACCTATCTCAACCTAAAATTTGATTCGGGTGAAAAAATAGCCCCGTTAATGAACTTTCTGTCCTTCATCATCCCGTTGCTATCGAAGAAAATAATCATCTTTGATGTGTCACCCCCAAACACCTTCCCGTTGGCATTACTCCAGACTCCATCCGTCTGAACCCAAGTGCAGACGAGGGAGCCGTTCTTCATCTGCTTTTCTTGGTCGGGCGGGCCATATCGATAAATTGCATCTTCGTATGTGAGGCTTTCCTTCTCGGACTTCTCTTTCTTGGAGGTATTTTTTGTTGGGTCTTTTTGTTGGGCGGAAACGCTGGTGATTCCGACAAAACCTAAAAGGACAACCCCAACGATGAGGGAAAGGTTCATTTTTCGAGAAAACCCCTCACGATCCAAACAAGAATCTTAAACACCAAGTGAATTCCGACAAAAACGACGGCGGCGATAAACAGGGCAAAAAGGATTCCAAGGAAGCTCCCATAAGCTCTGGATCCATCACTCGAGGCAAGAAGGAAGGCGACCCCACCAACACCCCATTGGATTACAATTTTGATCCTCCTCAAACCCTCAAACCAATTCATCCCTTTTAAGTGAGCGGAATTAATCAAATCAAGGGGGTCTAGCTTCATTTTGTCTGCTCGATCAGCTTAACAACCACTTTTTCCCGAATTTCTTCTTCGTTGATTTCGAAGCGTCTGCCGTCATCTTTTGTGACCAAGGCTTGAAATTCATCCCAGAGGCCTAAAGCTTTTGTATATGTTTCATCTGGCTCTATTTCCCTCGTTCCTCCGCCCGCTGGGATATCGAAGAACTTCATAAAAACAAAAAGCCCCGCGACTTGATCCATACATTGAATTTGTATTTTGAAGGGAAGCCCTTTCTTGAGCAGAACCATCAAGTTCTCAATTAAAGCCGCCCGAAGCTCTCCTCTGGTTGCCTCCTCCATCAACTTTGTTGGAACTGCCCCTTTCTCCCTTTGGCCTTGGGCTAAAAAATTCGTAAGGTCATCACCCAGCGTGTTGAGCCTTT